GTGTGATGCAGTCACGGCTGTGAAGGATTGGATCAGGAGAGGTGAGTTGCATTCTCTGTCAACAGAGATGGCCGCTCTCACCTTTCGTAAGAAGGCCTCGTGTGGTTGGCCGTTCTATGTTTCTGCGACTGCTTCCCCGCTTGAGTACTACCTCATTGCTGAAGCCATCGAGAGCGATGGATATGACCTTCGCAATGCTGTGAACCAACCGGGCACCATTGGTGTGCGTGGGCAACCGAAAGGCCCTGGGCAGTATGCTAAGAATCGTGCGATTTTTGGGTTTCCGCGTGGCTTGAACATTCTCCATAAGAAGGTGTTCCAGCCGACCTTCGACCGCCTCAGTCAGCATCCATATTTTGCTGCATGGCGCTCGCGACGTGAAGTTGATAAAGGGGTAACGCGGCTATTTGGGAAGGCCTGCGGATTGAAATTACTATCCGTGGACTTCTCGAACTTCGATGCGACGGTTCCTTTTGAGTTGATAGACGCCGCGTTCGAAGTCCTTCGCCACTGGTTTTGTCCGGCCGATCACGTACTACTGGACTTTTGTCAGCAGTCCTTTAAGTACACCGGGATAGTATGTCCAGACGAGCTCTATAGTGGGCTCGATCGTCGTGGCGGTATCCCGTCAGGTGTGGTGGTAACGAACCTGGTTGGAAGCATTGTGAACTATCTCGCTATCTCCTACGCTGTGCGTGAGCAGGGCGGGTGCATCGTGGATGCGCTCTTACAAGGAGATGACGGCGTCTACGCTTCTCGAGGAGTGCGTAGCCTGACGAGAATTAGTCAAGTGCTCCAAAGTCATCTAGGCCTGATTATGTCACCAGACAAGTGCCTCTTCTCGTCTGTTATGGTCACGTTTTTGCAGAACGTTCATCATACCACGTATAGAGAGGGTGACTTGAATGTCGGTATCCGACCGCTTATGCGCGTTTTGAATGGGATGATGTCCTATGAGAAAGCCCGTAAGACGGACGGTAGCTGGTCTCCTGTTATGGATTCCTTCAGATGGCTTCAGCAGTTGGATAATGCTTCGGCACATCCATCATTCCGGCTTGCCTGCCGGTGGTTGCTGGACCATGATGAGGATGGTGTTATTCAAGCGATAGCCGCCGTCACTACCAATGACGCCGAGCTGCTTCAATACGCGGACTCCATCCTCGGAGGTGGCGACGAGAACAAGACTAGGATCTGCGATCTGTATCGGAGTTCCGTTACGCGTGAAATGCTCACTATTCTTCATGGAGGTGCTTAGTACTCACACGACTTTACGGAGACTGTTATGAAGCTGCGTCTGGTAGTTCTTTACTATGCGACAGGGATCATTTATCATCTCCTTGCCGCGCTCCTCTGTGTTCAACTATACCGGGCCTTTCGCGGCCTGTTCATTTAAGGCTCCTTCCCATGTTTGACCCTCCTGAAAGCTCAACCGATGACAGGATTGCGGAAGTTCCTTCCCGTGTTTGGGACGAAGCCCATCGTCCGCATGGGATTTTTGAACATATTCCGTTCTTTCCTCTCTTTAGCGTTCCTCGGGTTTTGCAATTGGCCAATTCGGTTATTGGTTTCTCTCTTGGCCGATCAAATGCACCCGAGGGTTTTTCCGCTAATGCAGCAATGGGACCATCTAACTTGGTCAACGTTACGCCTCGGAGCCCTAATCCGCTCCCTGGTGTTGTTTTTGGGACGCCGGCCTCAC